AGTAACTTTTTCTATATATAAATATACGACTAAAACTTTTATAAAACAACAAAGCCTGACTATTGCCAGGCTTGTTACTTTTTATTTGAATGTTATTAGTAATTTAATACACAATAATCCATTGCAATTGAAATTCCTATCTCTACAATTCCGTCAGCAGAAGTCCAGTCAAATTGTCCAAAATCTCCTTTTGTTAAGAAAGCTCCTTTGATAATCCATTCCCCTACGATATCTCCTACAGGACCTAGAATGTTAAGAGTTAAATCTTTTTTATAGAAATCTGAATATCCAGCTCTACCTGTTACTGATTCGTATCCTAAACGAGCCCATTCCATTACTGCTTGTGCTCCTGAAGGTGTAATTGGAGAGTATAGAGTCATATCCATATCTTGCCATTCTCTTTTTCCTCTTATTTTTCTGTAAGAGTTAATATGATCAAGTTTAATCATAGAGTCTGTAAAGTTAGGTGCTTTCACGTTTTTAACCATGAAGGCTGGTATGTTATCTATGTACATTACGAACCTGTGCTGAACCATTGGTTCGAAGGCTCTGAACATTATTTCATTCGGATCTAATACTGCCATTTTGTTTTATATTATTTAATTATAAATATCTGTGTTTATCAAATACTATTCGAAAGTTGCTCCTGTTGGTGCTACTACGAAATCAAGTACTACGAATTCAATTGTTTTAGCTGGTTGAATAAGAATTTTACCTACTAATTGGTTTCTATCTACAACATCTGCTGTGTTGTTTGTATCGTCCATTATAACTTTATAAGCATATAGTCCTTGACGTTGTACTACTGTTTCTAAGTATGGATTTACTGTCGCTAAGAACTTATTTCTAGTTGAAATAGTGTTCTGTTCGAATACTAAGTTACGAGCTTGGTCACCGATAAATTTCTTAAGTTCGATTATTAATCTTCTTACGTTTACTCTATCTAATGCTGATGATTTAGTCTGTAATGTCTTTTGTCCGAATACTGTTACTCCTGATCCCGGGAATGTAGCTATTGGATTAACTTTTCCTGAATATAGTGTATCTCTCTCTTCTTTATTCAATTTCTTTTCTGCTTGAATAACTCCTCCAATTCCCCCTCTCACAAGTCCTGCTGGTGCATACCATGGTGCTGTAGAAGCATCTGTAAATGCATATACTCCTGGTATCATTGTTCCTGCTGGTACATATTCGTTTTTACCTGTAGCTGATTGAACTTGTACCCAAGGCCAGTAAGCTGCTGCGTAAGAACTGTTAAGCCCTGCTGCTGCTTCAACAATAGCTGATGGTGTAGATCCTGTTGCAACTAAGTCTACTACCGCGATACAGTCTCCTCTTGATTCTGCTAAAGCTATTAACTTATCTACTACCGGTTTCCCTACTGTAGTATTAGAGTTGATCATACCTGGTGCTGATACTATGTTGAACTGAAATTCATCTTTATTACTCAGTCTTGTAAATGCATTGTCGTAACTTGCAGCTACTAGTCCTTGTATGTTAGTTGATGCTGCTCCGATATTTCCAAAGAAAGTTGATCCATTTATTAAATCTCCTGTAGCGCCTGTAAAAGATCCTGATCCTGCTTTCGGTAATGATGCTGAATAAGAAGTATTACCGGAGTCTAGACCTACATTAATTCCGTCTGTTTTAAGATAGTCTGGTGTTAGTAAGTTTACGCTTGCTACTCTAATGTAGTTAGACCTATTTGGATACTCTCCCATTACTGCTCCTGTTGCAGGAACAACGGTCTGGTTACCTACTACTCTTTCAATATAGTTTGGAGAGTTTGGGTCTAAGTTTACAGCAAATGATTCTAGGATTACTCTATTCTTTGTGCTATCAGTACCCTGTCTAATAAGTAGATTAAATGTACCTGAACCGCTATTTACATTACCTATTTCCCATCTTACGTTTTCTTTTGATCCAGTAGTTAATGAACCGTCTGCGCTTATATATCCCGCTCCTCCTTCTAAAGCAGCTTTAGAAGATGATGCGTTATTGTAAACAACTCCTGTACCTATTGTTGCTAAGGTGAATGGTTCTGTAGCGGATTTACTTGCTCCAGAAGCAGATATAAAAGTAGAAGTAGCAGAAGCGTAAGTTCCGTTTACTACTCTTGTTATTAATGCTGTCTGTCCTCCGTTTGAAAAGTAATTCTTAACTGCTATTGAAGTTAGAAACTCATAGCTTTTAGAACTGGAAGTAAAGGTGTCCCCAAATTTCCTTACATACTCACTGTAAGCTGTAACAACAGTAGGTTGGTCATAAGGTCCTTTAACTGTTGGACCTATAAAAGCGCCTCCGGCAGCAACTGGTGCTGGTGTTATAAAAGAGATGTCTTGTTCTCTTGCAAATACTCCTGGAGAGATTATTGATTCTGCCATGTTTTTATTTTGTGTTTAATTTATTATAAATATGTGGGTGTTTCGGGAAACCTTTTTTGCTCTCTTTAGGTCTCTCTTTCCTATATAAATAGTAAAGGAGAGTCGAAACCCTCCTTTATTAGTAACACTTTATGTACCGGTAAGCACTACTCTGCTGCCTCTTCAACTGGTGTTGCTTCGATTTCGTCTAGAGTAATTTCCCCAGTCTCTAAATTGATAGAACCCTTACCGTAAGTTTCTTCCAATTCCTTAACTAGCGCTAACTCTTTTTCTCTAGATGTTTTCAGAAAAGCTTCAATCGCCTCTCTTCTCCTAGCTATCTCTAGTTTTGCTAATTCAACCTGACCTAGTTCTACTGCTATAGCAGAATTTTCTTCTCTAAGTTGTTTAATTTCTTCTAACTCTTGCTCTGTTAACTTTTTTACTGTCGCCATTTTTAATTTAATTTAATTTAATTTATAACTTATTATGTTTAATATATGAACTTTTTATACAATATACAACCCTTTAAATTAAAAGATATTTTTTCTACTGTTCTAGAAAGAACCTGTTGTTTCCATTCCAAAACTAACTGCAGCTTTTGAATAAAATTTATTTGTGTTAGCTACTGATGTATTTATTGCATCTGAAACTATATATCCTGCTATTTTTATCTGAAAAGAGGTTTTTACCGTACGATCTCCTCCGTCTACTAATTCAGTTGTTGTTGTATAGTTATCAATTGAAGCTCTAAACTTAAATCTTTCAGGATCTCCCCAGTAAGAATCTGATGCAAAATTTACAGATTCGATAATCTTATTCATTTGTTCCACATATTCTGTAAAAATAACGCAGGTATATACCAGGTTTACGTAGTCTGGCATAATAACTCCGTAATATTCTTTAACCGGTGTCCTATTGTTTAGAAGTGAAAAACTATCGTAAATGTTTTTTTGTGAATATTTTTTTTGAAAAACACCAAAATGAATTGGGTTGTTTGCATCCATTTTATTCCCCAAAGTCCTATTCTTCTCTATAGAATCACGCTTTACCATAATAAGGGGTGTTTGAATCTTTCCGTTATTATCTCTATAGTACCCGTCTTTTTGCATTGCTGCCCATCTTTCAGGTGATCCGTATAGTATTGGTACGTTTATTTTAGTACTATTTTGAAGTACTGATGGTCTGATTACGTTATTGAAGTAGTAGAAGATTGACTCATCTACATCTTTTAATCCTACTGAGAATTGTTTTACGTCGTCTCCTTTTACACTTTTCTGATTTTCTCTTTTTTTGTTTGCAGGTACAGGAGCTTTGCCTTGATTCAAATAAGGTTCAATGGTCTCTTGAGAAAGCTCTACTTGAGATTTTGGTATAGGTTTTCTAGTTAATGCCATTATATCCTTTGTTTAATTATTCCTACTTTGTCTGCTCTTGTTAAGTGACAGATACAGGTAATTGAAAGTGTTCCTCCAAAGTCCTGTCCGTAGCTAGTTAATGAGTAGTTCTCGTCTTTTCCTAGGAATAGCTGGTTCTCCGTGGTGTTATCTACTTCGTAGAAGTCTTCCTGCCACTGCACTATATCTCCTACTTCAGGAAAGGTATTTGCATCCTTCAAGTCCTGTCTTAGGAATTTAAAACTTACAGGTCTTATTGAGTCTGGTCCAAAATCATCAACTGTTGTTTGTTGATCTCCTCTATCAATAAGGCAGTTAAATTTTACTGCTGACCAGTATACTTTTTCTTGAGCTTCTCCGTATATGTTTGTTTGAGTTTGATCCAAAGATATTTTATAGTAAAGAACTTCTTGCTCTACTACGTCTGATAGTAATTCTCTGTTTATTCCTACAAGTAAATTAAAATCTCTTTGGCTTCCAAATATCATTATTCTATTTTTTCAATTGATTTTACTGAAATCTCTACCTTCTTAATATTTGGTACTAGTTTAAATGTATCTTTTTTCAATTTTTCAAACACTACTGGTCCTGGTTTTGCTGTGAGTATTTTAACCTTTAGTATAACAGTGTTGATATCTTCATTTGAATCTACTGCTGTTACTCTTGTAACTCCAGGCATAGCTCTAACGAAGTCGGCTACCTCAGATGCTGTTATTTCATCAGTGTGTCCTACTCGAACCAATCCTTGGTACATTGTGAATGTTACTTCGTTTATTAAGTTTTTTATTTTCATTATCCTACAAATATTACCATTGGAACTTGTTTTAAAGTATCTTGTAAAAAAGTTGCTTCTTGAGACTTTCTTTCTAGTTGAGATACTCTTGATGTCTTTTCTAACATATCCCTTAAGTTAGTAATTAATGCTTCTTTTTCCGACCGTGCATCTGCTAATAGATCTGCTTGATTTAGAGTAGCTTCTGAACCAGGAACTGGTACTGTTGTATACTTTCCTCTAACATAAGCTAATGATTCTTTTGCAAGGGCCAAAGCATACTTATAAATCCACTGTCTTCCCATTGAGTTAACTGCACTATATGTTGGATTTTCATAAGGTACATTTGATACGTTTGTAATAGATCCTCCTACTCCTCCTGGTGTTGAAGCTGAGTCGTCTAGTAGTTGCTTGTCTGTTAACTTATAATATTCAAACCAAATTGAACCTGCTGTTTTTGGTGTTGGAAAAAGTCTTAATTTATTATTGTGTATTTCAAAAGAGTATGCTGATTTTCTTACTTGGTCGTTAAATTCAATTGCTTGTACTTTCAATAAGTCATAGGAAACTGGCATTAGTAAGAAGTTTACCCCTGGTGAGTATGATCCAAAATCAAATGCATCCATAAGAGATTGAATACCTGTTCCAGTTCCTGCGTAAGGGTCAAAGTATCTCATAATGGCAGGTGGTGCTTCGTAGTATACTTTTCGTATTTCTATACCTCCTGTTATTCCTTCAGACACTGCCCATGCCTTAAGATCGTACTCCTGTATGCTTGAAGTAATAGCTATTGATCCTTTGTTCAATGTAACATTTCCTCCTACTCCGGCTTCTGTTCCGTATGCTGAGGTTATTCTGATTACGTTTTGAAGACTTGGAGTTATTACTGATTCGTTTAAAGGATTGTTTATATCTCCTCCTTCTAGTGATATGTAGTTTTGAACTGCAAGAGCTTGGTATACTTCATTACCGTAAGTGGTAAGTGCTTCTTCAAAGCAAGCATAAAAAGATCCTGATGTTAGTTCAACATCCATTAGAGGATATCCTAAACGTATTGCACAGAATTTTGCTACCTTATCGGCTTCTGATTGAAAAGATGAATCACTATCGTAGAATCCAAATGGAGTTTGACCTGCTTTAAAAGTAGAGCTACCATTCCATATTTGTATATTGGCCATAGTACTTGTTTATTTTTATTATAAATATCAAGCTATTTCAATAGCAATTAAGTTATAGTAAAAGCGTACCTATAACTGCTCCTAGTGCTGTGAACCAAATGTCACGTGTATCGAAGGGTGCTCCGTGGAATTTACCGAAGTACCACTCCCAACAAAATCCTATAAAATATCCAAAGATCCCAGCTATAACTGTCTGTCCTATTTTTCCCATATCAAATGAAGGATCGTATTTGATTAATAACCAAATAAGTGGTGTTACTGTTAAAGCTCCTCCTAGTATGTGTAAGTGCCATCTTTGTTTAAAAAAATTGTTCATAAATTTTAATTATTATTTGTATAAGGTTGTTCATCGTACCAAGTCCATCCTTCAACGGGGTAGGTGTAAGTGTCTTTTAGTTCTTTTACTAATGTGAAATCGGGGGCGTATACAAAGTTAGGTGCGTATAGCCAATGATTGTCTTCAAATTTATAAAATCCTGATGTATCTTCCATATTTTTTTATTTAACTTATCCTGTTACTGTCCAACCTTTTCCGGTTGCAATACTTCTTGTACAAGTTGCTGCACCTGTACATCCTGTTATATTAATTGTCTTTGTTGTTACTGTTGTTAAATCTCCAAATAAGGTATTTAATGCCGCTGCTGATAAATCAGTGTACGATACATTTATTTGAGGTGATGTTCCTGTCCATTGTCCTGCTCCTGTATTAAGAAGTCTTAAACCACTTAATTTACTAAAGTTTGTTGCACTGGCACCATTAAGAGCTAATGCCGAGAAGGGACAACTAAAACTTAATGATGGTAATTTGTTAGCTTGAGTAATGGCTGTGGCACCTACTAACGGTGTTGCAGTTAAACTACCTAACCTATTTAGATTATTTATCGTTGTTAAATTAGAACATTGTGCAAAAACCGATGTTAATGTGGTTAATAACGATGTCTGGGTTGTGGGTAGTGTCAATGTTTGTAAATTAACACATTGTAGAAATGCTGATGCAAAGGTTGTTAAGGATGCAGAAACTGTTGCCGGCATTGTTATGGAAGTTAGTGACCAACATCCACTAAAGGTACTACTAAGGGTTATACAACCGCTCATGCTAGTTGGCATTGTAACTGAGGTTAAAGATTCACAATTAAGAAAGCAGCTACCCGCAGTAGTCACCAAATTCATTGTTGATGGAAAAGTTACACTGGTAAGTCGATAGCAATTCGAGAATGCTGATGCTAACGTGGTTGCCGCTGTCATGCTGGTGGGCATCGTTATAGATTCTAATTTGTTACATCCCGAACACATAGATGCCATTGAGGTAATACTGTTTTGAGTATTATTGGGAAGAGCTATTGTTTTTAAATTAATACAATTTATAAAAGCATTACTTAAACTGATTATTGTCCATCCAGATGGTATTGTTATTGAAGGTAGTGCATAACAACTATCAAACATTGTTGCCATTGTAATAGTTGCTCCAACTGTTGTTGGTAGAGTGACAGATGTTAGTAGAAAACAGCCACTAAAACAACTAGTAGCGACAGTCAAAGAACTCATTACTGGTGAGAAAACAACTCTTGTTAGTGACTCGCATCCAAGAAAGCAGCTAGATAATGTTGAAGCATTAAAGTTTGTAGGAAAAGTTATAGTCTTTAAATTAACAACACCATTAAATGTTGAGGTTAGGTTATATACGGCATTACCTGAGCAGGTTGGCGGTAGGTATACGTTCTGTAAACTGGAGCACAGGTAAAATGCTGTGGTAAGGGTTACGGCTGTTGCGGGACTGACTGGTGATGGTAGTGATGTAAACTTAACCCACTGCAGTGAGCGACAAGACTCAAATGCACTCTCTAAACTTGTTACTAAGTTAATACTAGGTAGGGTAATATTTTTTAAACTAGCACAGTTTTGAAATGCTGTTAGTAGGGTTGTACAACTATTTAATGTTGTTGGGAATGATATTGTTCTAAGATTTATACAACTATTAAATGTAAGAGTTAAGTTGGTTATGGTAGTGGCGTTTGATGGCAGTACTATATCTCGTAGATTAGTACAACCATTACACATGCTTGTTAAATTAGTTAATGAATTGGCGGATGTTGGCATCACAATTTTGTATAAACCACCACAATTCATAAACATAGCAGTCATTTGAG